GCCTTTATCTCAGTTTACGGGTTTAGCGTAGGCCGGAGATGTCGAGCTTGGTAGGTGCTGCCGTGGATGATGCCTTTAGGATACGGGCAAGGCCGCGTCCATTCAGGATGATCATCCCGATAAGCTCGTCCATGACCCATCCCTTGTAGAACTGCTCTACCTGATGGTTCTCCTCAACGTCGAGGGAGTACATGACGGGCATAACTCCTACGAAGTCGGGCTCAGCCGTCAGGAAGACCTCTCCCTGAGGGACGATGATGGACTTCTGGATCTGGAACTCGCCGAAGCCAGTAACCTTCTTGCCACCCATAATCTCGTCCTTGAACTCGAATCCTGTGACGTTGATGTCCCAGGAGTAGAGATCGCGAACATCGGCGGGGTGGGCCAGAACGCGGTTGGCTTCTAGCTGGTTGACCTCAACGAGGTTAACAGCGTTGTAGAAGTCCACCGGCTCTAGTGGGGATCCGCTTCCGATAAGAACCGACTGCTCGTAGCCGTTGGTACCGGAACCGACAACTACGTTGCCGGAGGTACCAATCTGACCACCAGTCGGGTACGTACCAACCGTACCATCGTCGCGAGCGGTACCTAGATCCTTGATCGCAGCCTCTAGAAGCAGTACTAGACGGGCGTCCTCCTGCTTCTGGATAGCCTGGCGAGTCTCGTCCTGGGCGTACTCTACGGCGTTGACACGGAGATAGTATAGATCCTCCTTGCGGATTCGGGGGAATGAGGCGATCCTGAATAGCTGCGGGAAAGCTTGCTTACCCTCGAACGGAGTGATCTTGACCTCGGAATCGGTCGAGTTGATGATGTAGGCGCGGCCTAGATCATCAAGGATGTCGTACGGCATGAGCGGTCCTCGCTCTAGCGTATCCTCAATGAGGACGTTACGTACAATACCCTCGTAGCGTAGTCGGATCTGGATAGGTCCGATCATACCCTGACCGATTCGGCGCATGTAGCTTTGCTTGTCGGCAAGGATGCTCTTAAGAGCCTTTACCTTAGCCTCCTTAGAAAGCTTGGGCGCGTCCTTTAGCTTCTCCTCATACTCAGCGGAGGAGACTGCTGTGCGTGCTGTAATATCAAATGACATTATCTTTCCCGTTCCTTAAACTAGTAGCTCGATCAGAATGCGGGATGCACTCGGACGGTCGATTACCTTTGCAACCGGCTGACGGTTTTTAGCTTCAGAGAAGTACTGAAGACGACCATCGGCAGCGGCGTAAAGATTTACCTCTCCACCCTTTTTGTTGGCTGATTCTTCAAGAGCCGCAGCCAAACCGGTGTCATTCCACGCGGGCTTTAGCAGTTCGAAGAATGCGTGATATGCACCGCGCCATACTCCGACTGTATCCTCGTCTCCAATGTCATCCAGTTCGCCACCAACGAAGTTAGCTAGCAATCCGAACGGCTGCTCGGTTGCGTTTTCTGGACCAGTGGATACCGCTACAGACTCACCGACTGTGCGCACCATAACAAGACCAGGGGTTAGGCTGTTCTTGAGGGTGTACGCAGCAGCAGTACGAGTGTGTAGAGGAGATTCATCACCTGACTGCGGAAGGCGACGAGAACCATCCGCGTTCTTGAAGGAGGTCTGACCGGCTTCTCCACCGGTTAGAGCCTGCTCATCAAGAGAAGTCGCATACGGCGTAGCCTGCGTCTGAGCGTAGATTGGCCGAATAAGGCGCTTCTGATACTTGTTGCTTAGATGTGTTAGTCTTAGCATTGGGTTTCCTTGTGTGTTTCTGGTGGTAAAGCGCCTTAACGCGCTACCCCGTCATCATTTGAGAGACGGCGGGGTGTAGAATTAAGGGTTGCTTTTACAGGAAGAGTTGCGAATCGCTCACTGTCTCAGTGGACGAATCCTCACCCGACTCCTTTTCCACGCTTGCATTTCGCCCTAGAGAGGGCATACGCTTCGCTGTCTTTGGTGTCCCCTTGGACAGTCCAGCGGTCTTCACGCGGCCAACTACGCGGGCCTCAGCCTGTAGCTCCTCCGGTGAAAGTTTCTCTAGCTCGGCGGCACGCTCGA